ACACTCGATTTTCTATGCCCCTATGTATGTTGCCATTGAAAAAGATTATTTCCGGAAAGAGGGCATTGAACTGGAACTCGTCACAGGATTTGGAGCAGTATAATTAGTACAAAATAAATGATACAATATTCTCAGGACGGTAACTCCATCCGTCCAACACTCATATACGCCGCCCGTAAAAAGGTGTGCATCATTTCGGTTGTCAGAGTCATACCTTCTGGCAGCCGGAACTTGAATGTATTACCTGGTATCTCCAAAAACTCTTGGTAAAGCAAAAATGTATCGTAAGATTCGTATATTTGATATTCCATATCTATCCCCTCCATTTATTCCATTATATCATAAAAATATTTTAAAAACTTTTCATTTTCCTATTGACTTTACGCCTTATAAGACGTATAATAAGGCCATAAGATAAAGCAAAGGAGATACGAAAAATGAAAAAATACAACTTATCAAAAATTATGAAAAGAGCATGGGAACTGGTAAAGAAAACATCCTTCGGAATCTCCGAAGCTTTAAAGAAAGCATGGAAAGAAGCGAAAATGGGAGGAACAAAAATGACAGGAACAGAGAAACAGATCAGTTTTGCAAACGATCTGATCAAAAAAATGAACGAGCAGTTTGATGCTCTGATCGCAGAGTGCAAGGCAAAATATCCGGAAAGCGTGAGCATGTGGGAATCTCGCAAGGAAGAATACAACAGAATCCTTTCCGAATCTGATGCCGGACTCGTAATTGATCTGCTGAAGTGGAACAATGAAACAGCTTACATGAAATACTACCAGAGACTTATGTTTGATCTTAAACACGAACGCAATACAATGTGCAGAAGAATTTTAAGTGAAGTTTACGGAAAATAATTACAAGAAAGACATTGTAGCAAGACGCAAGTGATGTATATGCTGACCTATCGGCTACGGGGAGAAAGAGGTAGAAAAATGAAAATCAATGGAATCGGAACAATTAAAAAAGAAGAAGCAATGAAGATTTTAACGAGAGAAGGAAGGGAGGCAGTTAAATCTGGGGAAATTACAACTGAAGAGCTTGGACGCATGTATAAACTGGAAATGGTTAAGAAATTATCTAAAATCGGAAAATACGGTTGTACGTTTGCCGAAAATTATAATAGAGTGCCGCAAGAAATCGCCGATAAGTTATCACCGGAAGAGATTGCCGAATTAGTAGATAGTTTTTATGATTGCTATAGTGATGGGAGAAAGAGGGGTGAATAGAATGAGGGAACATTTAAGCAGCGTGCAAAGATTAAGAAAGGCTACAGGGCTAACGCAACAAGAACTTGCCAATAAGACTGGTATTAACATTCGGCAGATACAGAAATACGAGTACGGAGAGTACGATACCGGAAAAATGATGCTCAGGAACGCAATTGCTCTGGCAGATGCGCTGGAATGCGATGTACGGGAATTGATCAGATAAAAAGAAAAGGATAAGCATTAAGCCTATCCCTATCTTTTAGCTATTTAAAGCTACTTCTAATATTTCAATCCGCGAAACTGTGATTTGCTCAGTCTCCGCAATACAGAGCATCATCTGTATTGGACAGTTTTATAATACCACATTTGTACGGGCGTGTAAATACATTAGTAGTAATTGCGTGGAAATTTCACCCCTCAGAGAGCTAATCTCCGAGGGGGTTTTATTAGAACAACTGGAACCGATCGATTGCCTGTCCGAACGCTCCGGCATATCCGTCCTGTCCGTTTCCGGTCTCGTTATCATACTGCCATGGCCAGTAAGCTCCATTTACAGGGCTGACACGGTACTGGGCTTTCTGGTAGCCGTATTTTGCGGCATAATCTGCTGGAGTATTGTAGTACACCTCGATTGCGTCAATTGGCTGTCCTGTACCGGCATAACCATTATTGTGATCTTTCCAGTTGCATCCTGTCACATAAGGCAACCAACCTCTGCCGATTACGTGGACTCTGTATTTTACGGATCCCTTGTCTACCTTGATAGCCACGTCTGTGATTTTTTTGCCCTGAATTCCGGCAAAGTCTGTAAGATTCCGCACAAACGGCAAGATGCGTCCGTCCTCCAATTTGACGGCGTAAGTAAATACTACTTCTGGCTGTTTCTGTGCGGCTTGAGCCTGTGCCTGTCCACCGGATACGTAAGTTGGTGGCGTGACATTTCCGGCCATATACTCCTTAATCCGCTTGATAAAGTAGGATTTCGTAGCTTCTCTGCCACCGTGAATCTCTACAGATCTGTGTGGGCATGATGTGGCATACACCTCCTGGTGCAATCTGATCGTGCTTGTGCTTGGTGTGATTCCGTACTCCTTGCACTTCTGCGCTGCCAACTGCAATGCTTTTTCTTCGTTTGCTTTAAATACATCCAGATCGCCCATACTCTGACACGTTTCGATGCCAAGATAATTTAAGTTCCCGTTTGTGTCTCCGCAGTGCCATGCACAATTCATATCATCCTCTGCCTGTAAGATGCCATCCTGTGCTACATAATAGTGCGCAAATCCATTTTCCAAGGGATGTGTCTGTAGCCAATTTCTGTAAAACGCTGCATTGGCGTTCTTGCTTCCAGCGTCATTGTGAAAAAAGATTCCTACCGGATTTCTCCCTCTGTTTCCTGCTACTCCACGACAAATACTCATATTTTCTCCTTTCCGTGCGATGTCGCACAATAAAAGAGAGCCTGTTTCCAAGCTCCCCCGAATCTACTTATATGTAAGCGCCCTCTCTGAATCTCCTGTGCCCGGTGTCGTTGGGTCTACCACTACACCAAGGATTGCCAGCACTGCAAAGAGTGCATTGATTACAGTCAATAACTTATCTCCAAGGTCTCCAAGGTCGATGGTAAGACCAAACACTGCCGCAATTGCCTGTATCAACAGTAAGATTGCCGGGATCAGCGCCACCCAGAATGCCTTGTTTTTGATTCTTACAATCCAATTGATTTTTTTCATGGTTCTACCTCCTTTAAAAAAGCATTGCTGCTACTGCACCGATAATAGCTCCAATGAGAGCGGTAACAACCCCATCCCATCTCTTAGCTGGTGTCTGCTCAAGATGCGTCACCTTTGCGGTGAGTTGTACCAACGTCTGGTTCATGAAGCCGACCTCTTTGGTTAGCCCTACCATTTCTTGTGCCAGTTGATGTACCACGCTCACAACGTCCTCTGCTTCTTTCATTCGATGCTTTAATGAGCCGATTTCTTTTCCGTGCTCTGCAAGTTTCACTTCTACTTCATTTTCTGTCATGTTTTCCCTCCGGTTTTTAAAGTATAAAAATAAGACCAACACGGTCTTGCTCTGATCTCCATATTCGCTCCTTTAGTCATCCGTAATCCATGTAAATGTCTTTATGCGCTCACAGTAGTCTGTCTTGCCAGTTACAATGGATATTTCTCCGTCTTTTGTAATGTAATACCTGCCAGTCCCGATAACTGACGTACCAACCAATTCGCTGTACGTCTCTACTATGTCTACGACTGGTCGATATCCTACAGGGATCTTTAATTCGTCAAACGGTCCGTGCGATCCTGTGTTTGGAAATTGTATAAGTGCCGTGATTTTACATGTAACCACGCACCCTCTCCTTTTTAGCTCCGCCTGTATATAGTTGGATGGGTTTGTGCTGGCGAATGGTCCTTTTATCTTTCCGGAGTCATAATTTGTTGCTTTAGATATATTTACCTCGTATGATCCGGTGCTTTTGATGTATATACCGTCCCGTTTAAAATTAACAAGGTTTGAAATGGTGGCTCCGTCAAAATACTGCGCAATCTGCGTTGGGAATATAGACAAGCTTGTGTGTCTGCCGCTGTCCATCCCATTCGCTACAAATACGCCCTTGCTTATCGCAGAGCTGTTTATCCCGTTTTCGTCTTCGGAGTAGATCTCTCCGGTATTTACCTGGATAAAAAAGTGTCCGTCCAGACTCTTTATAAGTCCAGCGGTTACAGTTCCGAGGTTTGCGGCAATCGCACTTAGCGTCTCTACATTCAGATTTTCTACAGAAATGTAATAGATCACCCATTTACTTCCATCCCATCTTTTAATCGGCTCTCCGCTTGCGGTCTGCCAAAGCTGTCCAACCTTTGGATGTTCTGGTGCTGTCGGAGATATAATAATCCCACTATCCCCTGTCTCGCCGTTATCCCCACGCACACCGATAATCACAGGTGTGGTCTTGGTTTCCGTGCTATTGGTGTACCGGATAAGGTCGTAACTCCATAGGTTTTTCTTGGTTTCGGTCATGTCTTGCTTCGTGTCCGTCCATCCCGGAGAGGATACCGTGATTCCTGTGCTTTTTTCGGATGCCAGATAATACTTGGTCACACTCTCGATTCCTACACCGTCCTTTCCGTCATCCCCGTTTTTTCCAGGTTCTCCCGGTGCTCCATCGTCCACCTTGGTGATTGTTACCTCATAATATCCACGCCGGATTCCATTTTCAGTTGCCACGAAAGAGTACACCGCCTTGGTATCCACATCCTCTGCATTTACTGTCACGCTCCTACCTACATAAAACTCTGTCCCATCTTTACTCCACCGGATTTCCAGATTTCCAGACACATCCACACCGTTGTTGTAAGCGTAGGCAGTCAGAGTCGTGCTGCCGATGCCGTTTTTAAAGATAATGCCGTTGTTTGTAGAGATGGAACAGGTGTAGACTTTATTTTTTGAAATCAAGTCCTGCATCCTTTTGATGAGATCGTCGGATATTTCGGATGTAAGCTCTTTGTAGTTTGTAAATACCGTCTTTGCAGTTTTTGGATTGGTAAGACTCCTGATCTGTTCTGATACTCTTGCCTGTAGATAAAGGACTGGTGTCCACTCCTGATCCTGCATCCTTACCGTATCCCCGATGTTGGTGTCAAAATATCCGTCCACCTCGTAGGTTACTACTGGCTCGGATGCGGTCTTGAGGTCAGATAATGCCATGCTGTACAGCTTGTCCTTGCTGTCTGTATCGTACTCTTTACGCATCAGGATATAAGCATCAGCCTTATTTACGATGTTGGATGGGAACCGGTCCCTTGCCTGTGGTGCGCGGATGATCGCACCGTCTGTAAAGTACTCGATATTGCCGTTTTCATCGTATTCTTTCTTGTCAAGACCATTGATTGTCAGACCGTCCTTTCCGGTCGGCTGGATGCAGGTGTAAAGCTTCTCGGCATCTGTGGTTTTTCGAATTCCGGTAATTCCTTTCCCGTACCGCAGTACAATGTCATTCCGGTATTCTCCGACTCCGCTGTCTGTATCGGAGTGTTTCCGATATACATTTAGGACAATCTCTTTTAAAGAGTAGTCTCTGTTCAGTACTGTCTCAAATTCGATCTCCGCAGAAAAGACATTAGCCAGGGAGAATAATCTCTTTAATACGGACGTTGTACCTGTCCATTCGTTGGTGATCCGTTTGTCCGATACCTCATTTAGCCCCAATTTTAGTGTCCTCTCCGCGTCAAAAACGGCAAGGTACTCTTCAAAGCTCATGGCTTTTCCAGCTTTGTATTCGCCAGCATCCTCGTTAATAAGCTCAAACGACAGAGACCATGCCGTAGCAGTAATTGTCTTCTCCGTCTGATCGGTATTTACAATATTTAAGTAGTAAGATTTCCCCTTGTAAGTAAATGCCACCTTATTCCCAGCTTTGATATGCTGTGCGTCTGGATGCTTTGCATTTACCGTAAAAGTGTAAGTATTCGCTGCTCCCTGTAAGTATTCGCGTAGCTCATCATTCCAGTAGTGCATGGACTTTTTATGCCCGTTGTCCATAAACGCTACTGGCGTGTTATTTGCGCTTAAAATCGCAATTCTGATGTTATCCATTACAAATATACCTCCCGTATTTTCGCTTTAATCTGCGGCGGTGGAGAAGAAAAGGAAGAGTAGCAGAACTGGACTTCCGTTGTTCCCGGTGGAACTTTTGGATAATTGGATCCATTAATCTCATCTCCTTTTGCCGGCATCCCGTTTACATAGACCTTTGTACTCTCTCCGTCTATAGACACCACATCTCCGGCACGATACCGGTTCGGCACATCCTTATACTTATCGACATTGTCTTTCCGGAATCGGATGCTTTTTAAATAGTTGTGTGTAACGTACTGGTTTGTGAGGTTTCTGTCTCCCCACTGCCCGATCCAGATCTGGATTTTTTCGCATTCCATATCCTTAATCTCTGGTATGTTTCGCTCCATATAACTTCCATACCAGAAAATCCGCAGCTTTTCTCCCTCTTTTAAAAAGTCGTTGTGGCATCCCATTTTTAGGTTAAACGGATTGCCCTCGTATGCTGTCGGCTGGAACTCTTCCCGTCTGAGCAAGGTGTTTCCTGGGGCGAACCACTCGATACGTGCCGTATTTCCCGCGGCATCACTCTTGTTAATAGACATGGCGCAAATCACCTTGTTATCTCCAGTCAGAAATGCAATGGTCTGCGCTCCCGTCTGTCCCATCAATCCAGTCTCGAACCAGTGCTGCGTGTAACAGTAAAAGTTCTTCGCTCCACGTCTACCCTCACTGTCAACCGGGATAGTAAGTGTTTTCATTCCACCGTTCCAGTATCCGGATGTTGCTTGTCCACCTTTTAATGCCATAACGTTATATCCGGCAACATTCCGTACTTCAAGCGTCCCCTGTGTGGTATTCTCTGGATTTTGGTAAGACGTTCCATGATCGTCTTGAAACAAGCCGTAACCGTTAAACAGTTCTTCGGACGCTTCGTAGTTCTCTCCATCTGCTTCTTCCTGTTTGCCGAGCTGGATGACTCCATACTGGCTAACCAGTCCGATAAACCCGTTTTCGTGCTGGTGCGTGATCTCATAATCCACGTCTGCCCATTCGGTGCCGTTGTTTTGGATGGTAATGGTCTGGTATCCGTCTTGCTGTACACCGTCAAAATCAAATTCGCCGACAGAGTACGCTACCCCATCCGGGATAAGCCAAGTGATTGCGCCTTTCCCAAAAATCGCAACCTGTGTCACATCAAGGTTTCCGTCCGGTATCGCATAAAAGTAGCGATCTGGATAATTCCCAAAAACAAGTTTTTTCGGCTCTGTGACGTTTAGGATTTTCTGAATCGCGTCATAGCTTGCTAAGATGTCTCCTTTAATTTCAAAGGGCATTTCAAGCGTCTTTGATTTATATGTTGTATAGCCAAAATCCTCTCCTTTTGCACTTTCTGCTCCGTCAAGGAGTCCCGACTCTCTATTTGCTCCACTAAACGGAGAGAACCCGGACAATACACTTAAGTATCGCCCGAGTTCCTGATCGTCAAATTTTACTGATAGGCTCAATTTCTATCCCCTCCTAACATCTTCCGAAAACTTGAATTCTTTTCTATTTGTTTTTCCATTGGTGTTGCAAGTACTCTGGATGTCTCTACAGAGTCAATTTTATTAACAATCTCTAGTGGTCTGTTGGCAAGTCTGGATAGACGGTCTACTGCATAGAGTAGCTCGTTATTATCTGTCGTTCTGACCGCCGATCTGGAAGCGACATATCCGCTTGCTGTCGGGCTTGCAGACGTTGTAACTCCAAGAGCAGCTCCCTGTATCCGGGACACCATCTTGTTTGCCTGTTTTTCCATGTCTTTGTATGGGATATTATCCTCGAATCCAACCCCTATACCGAGAGCCATGTTTTTCCCAACCTGATCCCTAAATACACGGGATGGGGAATGGATCCCAAGTTTGCTTTTAACCCAATTCAAGGCATCTGTAGCAGCGCTCACAGCGGCATCTACTAGCTGTCCGGCTGCAGAAGCGACACCGGATGCAATTCCCTTTATGATGTTAACTCCAACACTAAGCCAATCAACACTTAAAAAGGCGTCTTTGATCGCAGATATAATCTGTGGTATTTTACTCACAAGGTTTGGTATTGCCTTAATCAATCCAACAGCAAGCTCGGCGATAATCTTATTTCCGGTAGCTATAATTTTTGGTAAGTTACTTGCAATGCTCGCAATAAATCGCGCTATTGCCTGCGCTGCGGCTGATACAATAGACGGAAGGTTGTTTATAATTCCATCCACAAGGCGGAGAATCATTTGGACGCCTGATTGCAATACAGATGGAAGAGACGACAGAAGTCCATTCACAAAGTTCGTGATAACCGCCGCTCCTTGCGTGATTAACTGCGGTAGATTTTGCAAAATACCAAGAACGAGCTGAGTTACGATTTCAAACCCTTTGGTAATCAGTGCTGGAACTCCGGTTGCGATTCCGAGTAAGAACTGATTAAGCAGCTCCATTCCTGTAGAGATAAGCAACGGAGCATTTTCCATCATTCCGGTAAATAGTCCATTCACGATATTTCCAGCTGCTTGAATCATACCGGCAACGCCGTTTTCTTCAAATCCTTGCGTCAACTGCTCAATTGCACTAATCGCCGCAGGCAACAAAGACTCTGTCAGTCCATCAGATATCGGCTTTACGACCTCGCCCAATAGCTGTTGAGCATTATCTTTTAAAGTGGAGATCAGACCGCTAAACGTCTGGCTTTGCTTTTCCATACTTTGGAAATACTTACCGCCCTCAGACGTTGCTCTCTGCATGGATGCTGCAATTTCGTCGACAGAGATCGTCCCCTTACTGATTCTGTCGTACAGGGACGCCATAGACTCCCCTGTGCTTTCAGAAATTTCTTGCAGTGGATTAAATCCAGCTTCAATCATCTGTTTGACATCTTCCAACGATACCTTTCCAGCAGAGGACATCTGACCGTAAGCAGTAGCAATTCTGGACATTTTTTCGGCAGAGCCTTGTGAAATATCACCGAGCATCATCATACTGTCCATAGCTTCGTCTGCGCTAAAGCCATAGTTCATTAAGAGCTGTGTAGTATCTGCCAAGTCTGGAAGTTCAAACGGTGTCTCCGCTCCAACTTTCTTTAATTTGTCGATTACTTCCGCAGCCTTTTCTGCGGATCCAGTCATAACCTCAAATGATGTCTGGTAAGACTCTATGGATGCATTGTATTTTACTCCGGCTACAACACCAGCTCCAAGCGCAGCCGTAACAGCACCAACCGCAGCAACTGCCACTCCTGCACCTTTCTTGGCTATTCCACCAAGTTTGGAAATTCCGGAATTAAATCCAGATTCATTTATTTCCGTGTCAAATTTTAATGAGCCATCATAACCCATACTATCCCTCCTATTCTTGGATAGCACAGGCTCATAGGCTCACTTAAGTGCTTTATTTCTTAATTTCTATTTCTTTCTTACAAGTCCGACATTTTACGTAGATACCGTGGCTTTTGGCTGTATTGTCTGCAATAGCAAGTTTGCAGCCGCACACAGGGCATCTAATCCAATCTCGGACTAATATTGGTTCTTTTTTCATGGTCCACCTACATAAAAGCGTCACCGATTTCAAAATCAGTCAATTCTTCCTGTTTTAACTCGATCAGTTTTTTAATTTTCTGGATTCTCTTTTTCTCTTCCGGATCTTTAACTTCGCTCAGATCAATCCCTCTGTACATAATTCTTTTCTTGATCTCATTGTCCTCTGATAATCCATCAAAAAGCATTCGAAATTTCCACCAGTGCAGATATTTAATATCAATCAGGTCGATTCCGTAATCGCGCAAAAATGCTGATAATATATAGGGATAATCGATGGAAAAAGAAAAAAGATTCTTTTGCCTCACTGTTCCGGTTTGACTGACTTCTCCGTCTGAAAAATCAGCACTCATAAAGTCGCATAATGCGTCAATTGCAGGCTGTGATATTTCGATATCGTCAAGGAAATACTCACTCAAAATCAACAGCTTATCCACAGACTTGACATCTTTATCTTTTAACATGTCCAAAAGAGAAATATACTCTCGAAAATCGGTTCTGATTCTCACAGGCTTTCCATTTACAATTACCGATGTCGGGAGTGATTCATAGAAGAGGTTCATCGGTTCTTATTCGCCCCTCTCCTAGCTTTCCTGTTTGGTGTATATTTGTTTACCATACTGTTATATCTGGACTGCTCGCTGTTCCGTAAATCAAACAGTGAATTGGCGGCCTTAACTCTCATGTCCATGCTGTTTTTCCCTAGAAACATTTTTTCGCTTGTTCCGTCTCCGAATAATCGGTCATAGAAATCATTAAAAACCTTGCATTGCGCCCTCGTAATCTCGGACACTTTTCCAACTTTCGGCACTTTTTCGGATTCCTCAACCATTTTTTCGTAGCAGCCCTCAAATTTTTCCATAAAATCTGCGTCTGTAAAATCGATGTCTGTTTCAAAATTATTAAATTTCCACTGGCTCATTGGCTCACTCTCCTATTCTTTCCTGTGTTTTTTGCCACCTTAAAATCGGCGGCAGCTACTCCCCCATGTAATCACCCTTAGTGTAAGTGACCGTCTTGGATGTAATATCAGTCTCTGTAACATATCCTTCCTCGATGTCGGATACAGCTTTCAGTGATCCGTTGTAAACCAATGCGTCCGTTCCATCTCCGTCGGAATCTGGGATAACTGCGTAAGTTCTCTTTGTCGCAAAGCACTTATCGCCTCTCGTATTTTTCTTGTAAAAATCCACTGTGACAACTTCCACGTGCGCGTCATCCGCTACTTTCTCTCCATCATGAATTGCAGCAATGCGATCATGTACCGGATTGCCTGTATACAGGTCAAATGAGTATTCTGTGGCCGGAGCATATCCAACTACATCTGATCTTTCGGTGCTTTCGTCCACATATTGACGTGAGTACTCTTTTGGATTTTTTCCGTTTGTCATACTGGTAAAATTGGTCATTCTCTCGAATTTTGGCGAACTACCTGTTGCATCCGTGTTTAAAAACGCCACTCGCAGGTGTCTGCCTACTAATTTTGGTGCTGTTCCTGACATACTTATACCTCCTGTGTATAGATTAAGCGGCACTCAATACGATACTTAGCTTTTTCCTCATTGATATCGTACAGATAGCCGCTGTTTAAAGTTTCGATTGATATTGGATTCTTCTTTTCTCCGAGTTCCGGCAGATTCCCATTAAAACTCTGCTGTTCCAGCCATTCCTCAAAACTTTGGAAGAATCCGCTGTTCTCAATATTTATCCTTGCGTCCTGATCGTATTCCTCTTGGCTTGTAAATGCAAACTGAAACTGCTTTTTTGCTCCACCATCCATATATCTCTGGATAATTGGATCACACGGAAGAGGGTCGATTGAATATCCCATATCTGTTCCGATATAGTCCACATTTACACGCCCATCACTTAAAAACGGGCACATGAGGATGTACGATCTGACACTGTCAGTGAGATTTGACATACTTAGCCGCTCCTTTCAGAATAGAGTCCTTGTGCCGGTTCTTCATGCGCTCAAACCATCGTGATTTTTCCTTATGCTCGTAATACTGTCTACGGGCATAAGGCGCAATCTGATTGATTTCTCCACTTCCAATCACTGTTCCAAGTGTGGGTGATTTAATCAAAACACCGGATCTCTTTGGCGTCTCTGGCGCCATCCGTCTAATACACTCGGAATCTACAAAAGACTGTGCATTTGCGAAACCGGATTCCATACTTGGCTTAAAGCTTGGATTCCATTCGATTTTTGCTGATACTTTTCCACCGCCGGATGCTTGGGTATATATAGATCCTCTCGGAGTCTGGATTTTGAATTTCTTTTTTCCTTTTGCCATTACACTCCCACCACCTTAATATGCGGATTGCCGCCAAAAGTATTGTAGTTTACAGACGTGACTCTGGTCTTATCCAGTCCATCCAAGTCCTTGATGGTCTGCATATCAACCTTGCAATCACCTTTTACAAGGTAATCGTCTTTCTTGATTTCCGCGCTCGTATCCGGGATTCTGACCGTGTAGGTGTCTGCTTGCTTTAATCCATCAGTCGTGATCTGCGACTTTTCGTTTTTATACCACCATACCTCTGGGATGTAGGTTCGTTCCCACTCATCCAGTCTGGTTTCTGAGTTATATTTCCTACTGTAAAGCGTGGCATCTGTGTTGGTTATCATAATTCCACCCCCATATACAAGAGTCTGGTCGGCTCAAGATAAAGCAACAATGTGTCAAATATATTCCTTTTAAGCAGATCGTCCGCTGTCTCTCCGTTTCCTCCGCTTTCATAGCTGACGGAGTATCCGTCCGTGTTTTCGGATGTGACCGCGCGTCCAGAATGCTTGCTTCTGACCTTTTCATCATTTGCAATCAAATCACAGACGGAGCAGGCGGCAAGCTTTACTTCTTCCATCTCCATGTTGTCATCAGCGCGCCCGAAGGTAATCCTCCGGACATAAGCTGATGCTTTCATAATGGATTTCTCAAACTCTTCTTTCGCCAGATTCCCCTTGTATGTAGAGGTATAATATTCATAATCTGCGTACAGATTCATTCGATCAACCCCCTACTCCGCAGCAGTGTGCACATAGATGGCCACTTTTTTGTTGTCTTTCGCTTCTGCGATACCTACGGTACGATATCCGAACTTCCAAGCATCTGCATCCTGGTTTGCATCCGGTGTGATAATCTTAGATACAGTGTGCTTCTGATTCTGGATTACTGCATTCTTGTCAACAATCAAGAAATCAATCTTCTTACCGCCTGTTGTTGTAAAGCCGCCGGCTCCAGATGCTGTCAACGTGACTTTGTCGAAAAATCTTCCCTCAGGAACTTCAATCACTCCAGCCCAGCCTTCCAGAACTTTCTTGGATGCCGTTGTATCAAGGTCCTCAATATCCCCTTTGAGTGCGGCAGAGATATACAGATAACAGGTTTCCGGCTTTGCCTCCGCATTTTTAATAGCAGTCTTGCCTTTTCTAATTGCTGCAATTCCGGCTTTCGCATCTGCAATCGCTGCTGCCACTTTATTAGCAGATAGTGCGTATCCTGCATAAGATGCAAGTCTCCAAGCGTCAAGCTCCGGAACAACCTGTGTTCTCAAAAATTCTCCAGAAAGACGTCCGAAGGCAACACCTGCAGACTCGATATTGTCCATAGCGTCCACAGTGAACATACGGCCTCGATCATAAGTACATTTCTTAGTCTCGTACTCAAGTGTCACGTCACCCGCAACATATCCCGTCTGCTTATTATAATTTGCAAGACCGGACATAGTCATTTTCGGGATCAGAATCTCGTTTGCGTTTGCTCCCTCTCTCACAAGCTCATTCGGACCATCCAAAACCGCTGTCAAAGACGCCAGCTTGTAAACTTCGTCCAACATCGTAGAGTATGCTTTTCTTAATGCAATTGTGTTCGCCATATCTTATTACCTCATTCTTTCTAATTATTTTTCTGCTGGAAGCCCCATAGCCGCTCTGATTGCCGAGAAATTATCTCCACCTGTGCCAGAGCCACCAGTTGCTCCTACTGGGTTTTTAAAGGGCTCATCAGAGCCAAATAAATAAGCATCAGATTCCTTTACGGTTTCCAATGCTTTTTTGATGTCCTCAGACTGGTTTTTCGATTCTTTCAAAGCGTCCATATCAAGCATAGCCATGACTGCTTTTTCGTTGCGACCGCCTGCTGTCTTGATAGCTTCTTTGATCGTGTCGGAAAAGATGCGATCCGCTTCTTTGGCGGCATACTCGGCGTCTTTGTCTTTCAACTGCTGATTCAGTTTATCAATCTCGCCCTGCATAGCTGCCGGATCTATGTCTTTAAATTTCTCTAAAGATTCCGTTGCAGTCTCAAGCTGACTCTTGTAATTGTCACGCTCACCCTCTGCTTTGGTTGTCTTTGCCTTTTCAGCGGCAATGTCTTTCCCGTTCTCTGCCATGATCTTATCAATCGCGTCCTGTTCCAATCCAAGTCCTTTTAAAAATTCTGTTTTCATGTTTCGATCTCCTTTCGCATTAGGTAGTTTAAGGCGTGTTACCAACCGCCACGAATTGACTGTTTAAGGTCTCATCAACTGACCAAAAAGGCATAAAAATAACACATATCTCTATGTGCTAATGTCCTACTTATTCAATTTTTCCGCACTTTGCACAACGCCTAACATATCCCTTTGTAGCCTTGTTGTAGCGCTTGCAATACTTGTGTTTTCAGAATTTCTGCTTTAACCATTTGAACATATCTACTCCTAAAGTAACGCCTGTACCTGTTCTTTCAAACTCTCCGGTACATTATCGATTGTCAAGTGTCCACCTTTGATTCTGTTTGCCAAAAACTGTGCCATCATTTCACCTCCGCTTCCATTGTTGCAAGAATAAGTTCCTGCACCGCCTGATCTGTGACTTCCTGAGCCGCCTGTGTTGCTTTCAAGTCTTTCTGCAATTTACCGTAGGCGCTCATTCCGTCATCGACTGCTTCGTATTCTTTGATTACATTTTCTTCTGTCTCTGTATAGCCAACAAAGACAAGGTTGCTAAATCCCTCTGGTTTCTCTTCCTTGAGTGGTTTGTAGCCCTCTTTTTTGATGGAGCTGATTCTCACAGTTCCGTTTTCCATTATTTTTGCATAGTTCATATTACTTCTCCTTTCGGTATGTTACTTTAATATCGGGGTCAAGCTCCCCTCCGTCCGCTGTGATGACTGTGGTAGGGTGGTAGGCTTTTAATGCTCGGATAGCGTTTTGTTCGGATTGTGGTAGGGGGACGAATTCTGAGTTTTTCGTATGGTATAGCATTTCAATTGGATTTTCATCGATAAGCTCTTTCCATTGTTCCAATGTCGTTACGTTCTCATTTGGCGCCCTGAAAAATTTATCTCCAGAGGTATAAGTAGGGTGGTCACTATAAATACATCGTTCGTTTGCGTATTTAATACCATACGCAGGATCTTGTATATTTCTATATGTTTTACAAAAACTAGCACCTTTTCCTCCGTATGCATCAATGATAGTAGTTGCAAAATATGAATTTTCTGGTTTGTTGCTGTGCAACCACTTTATTTTAGTTCCATCGAGTATCATTTTAGAACTCTGATACAACCACCCAATCTGTCCATCCTGCTCAACAAGTTTGTCCCACTTTGTGAGAGGGCGGTCGGATGTGAGGGTGAGTGTTTGTTCTTTGTAGGGTTCATATTCAGTTAATGTCTCTCCTAATTCGATTTGAATGTCCATTTCTTTTAGGATGTTTACATCCTCACTCCGATAAAAAAATATGACATAAAAAACCCCATCATCTTTAGTCGTTATTTTTACGGAGTTTACATCATTGTTAAATGCTAACGCACCACCATAATATATGCCGTTGTTAATCGCACCGTTGACATTTAAGCTTTTCCTTTTTGAGACTGTATACGTGGTATTCGGTTTTACCTTAAAAGTTGCATATTTCCAGTAGGTAGCATCTCCCTCTTTGTTCTGATAGTTTTCGCTTTCTGCGAAATAATTAACATCAAAAAGATTCTTTCCTACTACTTTCACATCAACTTCATACTTCTGTTTCTCCTCATTCCACTTCCCAGAGTTTTTGATTTCCTGCGGATATTCTGGGCTTGGAGATGGCTTGCCTCCTGTGTAGGGTTCGTATGGGATTTCTGTACTTCCTTCGGATAAAATGATATCTGCTTTCGATAGATATTCTTCTTGTAATTCTGGTGTACTATTTTTATTTAATTTGAATACAATTTGACCGCTTTCTCCTGTGACAATGGTTGCACTTTTTTTATCAGTGCTTGTGAAAAGCACAATCTTTCCATTAGCTGCAGTATTGTCATATTTTTCTTTATTGCCAATAAACATTACTGTGGCATCCATACTTGGCGACATTCTATTTTTAAATATCGTCATACGGTATGATGTATTTGGCTTTAATTGCAGATACTTTCTCCTGTAACCAGCACCCTCATCCGCATAAGTGCTTATATCCACAAAATCCTTATAATTAAAGAGATTCAAACCTTTTGTAGAGAACTGCTCCGTCTTCCCACCAAGCTCCAACCTCTCGAGCGGCGCATCCAAGCTGTTCGGCAGTACCAGCATCCCTGCCCCCTCTAGTTCTACCCTGTCATAATTCGGTGGCTGTGGAGTGGAGACTCCTAAAGGGCAGATCATATCCACTCCTATGATTCCTGTTCCATCTACCATTTTAAGCATTGCACTTCCACTCCTTTTTCGCTGGTTGCTGTGGGGATGATTTGGACGATGTTGCTCTTTCCACCGCCGTAGGAACCGTACTGTAATACCTGTGCGGTCTGCGCAGGAATCAGTACACTTTGTTCTTTTGTTGCGTCCCTTTCCAGAGATGCGTAGATATCTCCGTCTGTGAAATTCTTGACCAGAAATTCTGATGACGCTGTCTCAAATTCAAAAACCAATGTTGCTTCCGCTGTCGGTTGTCTAATTACTTTTACTTTACTCATTTCTGCCTCCTAAATCGTTTTGGTACGGGTGCCACTCTTCCGCGCATATCGTAATAGATGCGCTCACGTTCTTGATGTAGCCCCATTCGTTTGCAAAATCTGGTGTACTCCCCGAGTTGTCCTTGATACTTTGCTTTTGCAAGCATCACATCATCTGGGTCAGCTCCACCCTGTTTTAACAGCACAGCTTTTTCCCTCTGTGCCCTCATTGCTGTTTCCATTTTCCTCTGTTGCTGTTTGGCTTCGTATAAGGTGTATTCCTTGCCGTTAAATGTCTTAGGTATACTTTCCTTTCGGTTCTGCTCTGCAAGCCAAGAATCTGACCAATTCCGCTCCGAGATACCTTTTACAAAAGGGTAATATTCATGGTAACAGTTTGCTCCAAGTAGACCGGTAACTGTTCCAAGACCGCACACTGTAACAAGTTCTTTTTTGCTCCACACCTTGCCTTGCCAGACGGCGTGTGATGGTCTCGCTCCGGCGTGCCACGCAATCTCAAAATGTTCTGCTCCTAACTTCTCGGCGTTCATTTCCGTGATTTTCCCAGTAAGCTGTGATGCTCCCGTCATAACCGCTCTCCTTGCCGCCACGTCTACCCTGCTATGCCACCCAGAAGCATAATCAATGCTCCTAAGTCCGCTGTTTGTGAGCTGCGTGACCACCTTTCGAATCATGGTATTGTAATCAAATGCTCCGTAAACAACGCCTGTGATAGCCTTATCAAGGTATCCTTGGTATATGTCGGATAATGGAGTCATAACAAGCCTACCGCCTCCGTAATCCACATAAAATCCCATGGACTTTGTGACGTTCCGCAGATCATCATTGCTCTGCTGGATAAAGCCGTCTGTAAGCTGTTGCAACTCCTTATTATCCTCGTAGGGAATATATTCCGCATTGACTTGTTCGTAGATGTCTTTGTTGCGAACATATTCCCAATCGATAACCTTGTCATACAGTTCAAACACTTCCGGATATGACAGGTTCAGCGTGGTTTTAATCATCTTTTCGATGTCCTCAGAAGAGTATCCGATGATCTGCAACCGGTTAATCTGCCAGTCTGCCGTGCTTGTGATTTTTCCGGCTTTTTTAATTCTGCGAACAATGTCCTCCAAAATCATCTGCTCCAAATCCAGAAAATGCTTTTCAATCTGACCGGATAGCTGTTTCTTGTAGTCCTCTCTCAATTAGATCACTTCTCCATCTAAGATTTTTCTCGCTTCGTCTTTTTCGATTCCAATTGCTGTTGCGATCAAATTCACCGCCTGTCCTTCTGTCAGCTCTCCGGCTGTGTATTGAGACATAATAGCAATAAGACTCTGCGTTTGAGCACCATTTAATGTTTTACTTTGTACTTGTGCCCCCCCCTAAGTCTGAGAACATTTGATCGTCCATAACTTGGTTCTGTTCCGGCAACATCTTTTTCGCTGTGGCTTCATCCTCGTTGTACCATTTCATTCGGTATTCCAAGTGCGACATCACGCCCATGCTCACGTCCTGTCTATCCTGCTGACGTTCTGTTTCCTCATCGGTCAGAATGGAATCGTTGAATTTGCAAGAGAACTCATATCCCGAATTAAGCATGCTGTTGTAGAATGCAAGCCCTGCGGCGAAGTCTTCCAAGCAATCATATAAATTGTTCTGGATTGCCGTCACTCGGTTGTACTTCCTGTTCTTCGATGCTTTAATCTCCGTGGCTGTTTTAGCCACTTCCTGCGCATCTGACAGGTCTCCATAAGCAAGACCTACGGAAAATTCAATCTCGCGCTTGTATTCCTCCAACCCGCGCTTAAAGGCTTCGTCCCTCATTTCTGGGGAGTATTCCTTTAACAGTTCTTGGTCTTTCCCAGCATCCAGATTCATCCCCCGATACAATTTGTTTTTGAGTTTTGGCAGTCCAAGTTTTCCGGTTGCCTTGTCTTGCTTAAGTGCTCTATTATCCACATGGATAGCACGCTCGCCCGATTCGTATTCCCAGTCAAGCCTCGCACCCTGCGTGTCCGCTTTTCGAATCAACTCCGCAGCCGACTCATACACTGATACGCCGCATGCGGAACCATCTATTTTATTTTTGATTGGATTGCGGTAATACCCAAAGTCCATTCGGTTCATGCCTGGGTATGTAATCGGTCCAGGTAGGATATTTTCCCACTCTTCCACTGCTTCTAAGCTGCACGGAAGACCGATATCATTCGCTGTCTGGGAGTGAAAACACTTGTTTTCTATAGTCAGATTCCCGTCAATGAAATAGTGCCGTTCAAGCTTTGTGAAATAATCAGCGTCCCCAACCTTTTTTACGGTCAAAAACGCAATATCATTCGGCTTTCCATCATCCCCGAAGCTAATCGGGATAATCTTGTCAGCGGAAACGAATTCAGCAGCCGCTTCTCCCAGTGGTTTCAAAACAAATGACCCAAGTGCAAGCCCTTCCTGCAGGTTTTCATTCAGGCTTGCGATATTCTTCTGATAAATCTTGTCCAGACGTTCATTTGTCACACTGGTTTCCATTTCAACCAGAGCGCAGTCCGCAAACTCTCGGCAAATTCCGTCTTCAATCCCAAGAGAAACAATGCTATCAGAAATCCAATCTGCATCCCCATTTAACATCTGTCTCCATCTGTTGATTGCATCTATCATGTCGTTGGATAGTGCGATATCCTTGCCGATGATCTGTTTTAATGTCGTATATCCAAACATCCTCATGATTCCTTTCCATAATCTCTTAATTCCATCAAACATCTTCCACCTCTTCGATTAGGTATTTCATGTCGCGTTCGATCGTGTACTCAAACGCATCCAAGCTGTCAATGTCCGTGCTGCCGTCATCCAGACGTTCATCCTTCCCAACAGCTTCTTTGTTCCAGACCGCATCTGAAAAAGCGGTTTGCAGAGATTCGCAGTCTTTTGTAATAAAAAACCGCCCAGCTCCCATAAGCTTGACGGTGCATCTGATTCTGTCGTTGATTGGTCTTTTCTTTGCTGGTTTGACAGCTATCCACGGAAATTCCTTTTCCACGGCATTGCGGATAGAATTACCAAGGACGGTTTCTGCATTGTCCCAGAATACGGACTCTACGTTACAATACTGTACATAGTCTCCACTCTTCACGCACACAGAGTAATCATCTATCACTTCTTGTACAAACTCACAGAACAGCTCATTCAGTCGGTTGCTGTCGATATCCTCTTTCTCATCTTTTGCCATGACTCTTCTGGATTTTAAAGCAATCACGTCTCTGTAATCGTCCGTATATCCTCTGGCAACGAATGAGTGACCAGATTGATTACCACCAAAGTCCAAGCCAATCTCGATTGATGTGATATCCTCTTTTCGGAATTGCTTATGCTCTGATTCCTGTGAGAGATTATCCACGATTTCGCACCGGAACGCTTCCGGATTGTCTGCGAACCTCTTGTAGATTGATCCGTCAGCCCTTTTCCATAACCCCAGGATGAGGCGGTCATAATAGATTGTACCATCATATTCCTTGCAGAGTTGCTTAACAAATTCTGGATCCAGAAATGGATTATCAAATATCGTGTACTTTTGGAGATAGATGTCCAGCTCTACATTGTCGATGAACTCTTTGAGCCAGTGCGTCGGATGTTCCGGGTTGCAAGCTCCATCAAAGCAGGAGTACGTCTTATCGAGACGGGATTTAAGCATCTGGAACACCTCTTTGTTCCATTTTGCTATCTCATCTCCGTAGCAGTACTTAATGGATGCTCCCTGTATCTTTGCAACCTGACTAACCTTTTCCGCTCCGAGACAATAGACATCCTCTCCGCATACTCTTGCCACATTCCGGTTGTTAATGTTCCCGATTAGATCACTGGTATAGATTTCCCTCATCGGTTGGAGTACGTTTCGCTCTATGGATTCTTTGGAGACACCCATGATTACATTCAAGCCGGGGAGTCCAGCTCTATCTCTGATTCTTTTTGGGACAATATAAGCAGTGTCTACAAAGGACTTTCCAGAACGAACCGCTCCGGACTTGATATTCCATCTATGAGTTGCGTTTATGATGTATTCATTCTGTTTTTTGCTTAGCTGCATTGTCATGCAATCCTTTCAAGATTTCATCCAGCTTCTCAATTGCTGTTCTGTCCTCGTATTCCTGCTTATCCCTCCATTTGTCCGGTTTCCGGTTCTTCAACCAAAAGATCTGGGCTGTCGTGTCCGGTGCTACTTGCTTTGTGACCTTTTTTGTAGTTTTCATTTCATCAAGTTCCGGTATGTATTCCCTGGTTGTTTCCGTGTACTCATATCCAAGCGCACGTTTTAGCAGAGCGTTCTCAACTTGACGATCAACAACTTCTTTTCCCTTTTTTAGGGACTCCAAAATCTCCACATACTTGTTTTTCCAGTTATTCAAGCAAGATACCGATATCCCTATGTTATTTGCTATCTGCTCGTCTGTCAGACCATCTCTCGCCCATCCCTCTATCTTTAGCAAGCCTTCCGGCTCTAGCCATTCCTGATATTTACCTTTTGCCATCCGACCCACCACCTTTAAAACATAATAAAAGCACCCATCTCTGGATGCTAAGAATTTAGGACTACTGCAAAATGAAAGAATTATAACAGCAACAAAACCAAAATAACCAAATACACAATCAAAATTTATAAGAAAAAGGAGGAACCTTGCAGTAGTCCACAACGGGTATAGCAGGACTCGAACCTGCGACACATCGGTTAACAGCCGATCGCTCTACCAACTGAGCTATACACCCATAGGATGCCTTTTATTGACATCCTCTACCCTATCCGCACTCGGGTGCTGACACTAAATATAGATCGCTGAATCTATTTTTTGTTTGTTTTTGCAGATCTGCGGATATCTGCGTTTTGTGATATCACTCGTAGCACTTCCACGGCATTCCGGATTTTTAATATTTACCATGATATGCTACTAAACCGTGCGCGGGGTTCGAACCCGCTTGTCCCAACTGACCACGGCATAAAAACACCGCCAGACAAGAAAGGGGAGAAGTCCGGCGGCGTTCTGAATGTTTGGAAAGATTGTTTTAGAACAATATATAATCGTTCTAGAATAATTATAGCATAAGTAAAATATAAATGCTATAAATCTTTAAGCTGCCCGCTTATAATCTGCGATACTCGCGCCTGGGTATATCCAATTTCATCTGCGACTTTTTGCTGGGTTTTCCCCTCAAGATAGTGCAACTCAAATATCTCTTTAATCTCCGGATCATCAATCCCATTTATGTAGTCTTCGACTTCTTCTTGCTCTTTCAGGATCCGCAGCCTGTCCGCTTCTTTTCGCCTAATCTGCTGTCTTACATTCTCGTCTTCGTAAGGATCATACATCTGGACTGATGTTCGCACTTCCGTGTATGGGAAATCTGCACTGGATCCAGTTACTTTCCCCATAACAACAGTTGGTTCCCGTTCGCAGAGTTCTTGCATCTGGTTCTCAATCCGGATAACTCTATCTTTGTTTGGTTTGTACTTTTTCAGTGTTTTCTTGTCCAACTCAATCACCTCCCGGGATCCGCTCTTTTATGTTGTATTTCTCTGCTATGTAGTCCACAGTATCCTTATTCGCCCTCTCGCCGCCTTTAAAGTCACAGGCAAAGGCTTTGTGCCCCTTTTGCTTTAAAGCCGTCTCACAGGGCTTCCTCGTTGCCATAGTGTATGCTTCTATTTTCTTCATGATGTCCGCTGTCTCCTTTCTGCATCTAGCTTATTATCACCATTCACTCACCCTCACAGGAAGTATGATGCCTATTATTTCTCCGTAGCGTGTAAACACGGCATCGTAGTATTCAGAGTTTCCTGGGTATTTAATAAGATTTGGCGTGCATCCGTCAAACATTTTCAAATATTTATTATCAAACCAAGCGTATTCCCCTGTTGTCTCGTCTCTTATTGCTCTCAGAATGCTTTTGCCAGTTGTAAGCATTCTGTTTGACAACTTGGCCGCCCTCATTTGGCTCTGAATATTTTCTGTGGAAAAATGTTTCACCCCATCTTCTGGCAATTTCTTCTGCTTATCTATGTCGAGCAAGAAATCTTCTTTCTTCACAAATACAATATATCTACCTTGCGTAATCATCACTTTTCCGTCTATCTCGCCCATCATATACGATCTTGTTTTCACTGCTTCTATCTGCACTTTATCTTCAATTAGCATTTTCTCTTCTCCCTTCTGTGCTTCATGCTCTCTCTGGTCATGCCGTCACCTCGATCTGTTCTCCTGTCAGCTCTTCCAACTCCTGTTTCATTTCTTCCACAGTCATTTTCTTCGATTCGGTGCGTTCCCAAATGAGTTCTAAGTTATAGTCCGAAAGCATATCTGCAAAGTTGTTATATTCTTGGATTGCGTAGACACCAACAATATCGAGATCTTTAAAATATCTGTGTGTCAAATCTTCTCGAAAGCAGTTTTGATCCGCATATCCATTTTCTCCGATTAATGCTTCGCTTATCACCATTCTCTTGTCACCATTTCGATGTTTCACTACCATCCCATCTTTCAGATCTGCCTTGGTAAATTCTTTCTGCATGTAATCACTCCATTCCAGGATTTTATAATTGCACTTTTCTGCAAAATCTAAAGATGAATATTCTCCATCACCGTAATAACATGTTCTTTCGTTGTGCGCATCATATTTTGTATTTTTCAAATAACTTTTTCCGTTACACCACTTCATCCTATGTTTGCGCATCTGCTTGCAGAAGTCTTTCGCTTCTTCCTCAGTCTTACAGTGCACCGCAATCTTATTGTATTTATTTTTAAATTCATTCCAGTTAAACTTTTTCATCTTCCTACCTCACTATCTTCCGCACAATCCAATCCAAAAACACCACAAATAGCAGTATCGGGAATCCCGCAGCCA